TTTTCATTTGTTTTTTTAGAAAATTTTATTAAATCCTTATCATGTAAATCTAATAATAGATTAAAATCAATAATTGGAATGTCAACAACCTTAAAGATTAAACCATCTTCTTTGAATTTTAATTTAGCGGCATCAAACTTAATTTTATTATGAGGTATTTCTTGTAATTTTTTTGGTTTACATTCAACTACGTACTTATCATTTAAAACAAAGTCCGGAAAATAATTTCTTTCAAAACCATCTATAAAATAACGCACTTTATATTTCTGACTTTCAGCCGAAATCGCATTAAATCCAAATCTCTCAATCACATTTATTATAAAACTTAACTCACCAACACTTCTAAAGAAATATTCTTTATACCAACCAGACCATCCGTTACCACATGCAATCCCGTGTTTTGGTGGTATCCCTAAGCGTTTACCTTTAGCTGTTTTAGATATTCTATCACCAAATTCTTTTACCATTTGGTTTGCAACTTCTAACCCATAATCTCTAATCCACGCTTTATAATAACCCTTACCTTTATTTGGTTGTCTTATCTTTAAAGTTTCACTTAATTTATCTCTAAATTCTTGTGTTTGTTGTCTTTTCCAAAAGTCTTTTCTTTTTTCACTTTCTAGTGTGGTCTTCTTCATTCTATCCATACTTTCAGCGGTATGGATTTTACCATAAAAAGGATTTTTTTCGCCCATTTTACAACAAGTCAAACAAGATGTGTTTTTTTTATTAGCTTTATAACATCCATTACTTGTTTTATAGGTTATTACTTTCCCACAAATCGGACAATCCCTATAAAATAACTCTAACCTCTCTTGCTCTTTTTTTTCAAAATATTTACGACTTCGTTGTTCTTTAATGTCCAAAACTCGACAAGTCTCACAAAAACCTTTTCCTTGGTTCGATATAAGAGCTTCGATTCCACATTTATTACATATTTTCTTTTCCATTTTTATAATCCTCTAATAATTTATTTATTAGAGAAGAAAGATTAATATGGAGTCCGCGAAAATATTCTAATAACTCCGGTTTCAGAGCAATAGAAATACTTTGTTTTTTTTCTTCGTTAGTTATTTTCTTTCTTCCCATATTAATAAATATCTAGATTTTATAAAAAGTTGTTATTATTAACAAATTATGATTCAAATAATTCATCTTTACCTTCTTCTAAATTAATATCATCATCACCACCACCTAATATTTTATTCCAATATTGTGAATATTGCTTTTTATATTTATCAATGTCTGCTTTATCGTCTTTAATATACCCTTGAGGTACTGCGATAATTTTACCATCTTTAAACGATATACCATTAATGTGATTCTTTAATATTGATATCTTAGTTCTTGTAGCAAATGATACCGTTCTACCATTTTTTGTCGCAGTAATGTGCGATACACCAGAATTTTTATGATTACCAAATAAAAATACTAATGCTGCCGAAAAAAATAAAGCTTCCCCACCTTTAGGTTTTGCTACAGGTTGACTATATGGATTATCTGGAATTTCAATCCAAACTTGGTTGATTACAACCATAGTATTTATATACGGATATTCTTCTTTTCTAGATTTAGTAATTCTAGAATGAAGTCCCATGCCAATCTTATCCGCCAATACCTTAGCCGTATGCATGCCGCCACCCTTTCCTTCGTATGTTGCCAAACAAGGAATTGAACCAATACTGTCGAAACAAAATAATAGATTGTACGGTAACTCCCCCTTTTCTTGTGCATCTAATAATGAATTAATATAATCGGTTGCTTGTTCAACATAATCAAATGAATCATTATAAATAAATTGACCAACATAAGAACCATCTGAATCTAATTGTGCGTCCAACCCCAATTCAATAGCATGTTCCCAACTGAATTTCTTCTCCGTAATAATAAATACGGGTAAATGACCCTTACTTTGTGCATCAACCGCAGATAAAATCATTGCTGTCGATTTTGACGTGTCTGAATGACCCATAAACAAATTTATAGAACCCATCACCGGTCCCGGTAAACCACAAGCATCCAAAAACGCTTCACCACAATTATAAAACTGGGTTTCCTTATATTTTGTTTTGGTCGAAAATTTATTCTTAATATCCGCTAATGTAATTTCTTTTTTCTTAAGTGCCATATTATTAGATTTTCTTAAAATATAAGAAAAAACCAATAAAAAACAACATATTGTGATAAGATAATTTAATTGGTATATAGTATAAAACCTTTTTCCTTGTATTTCTTTTGTAAATCTAAGTTATAAGACAATGGTGTAAAATCTATTAAAATAAGAGATTTTACTTCTAAATCATCAGGTAATTCTTCCACCTCTGTATTGCGGATATTTAATTTACCACCAACTTTTAAATTATTTGGTAGTTTTGTTATAAGTGTGCTCCTTACTATTAAATTATTTCCAACCGTGAGATTATCCGGTAAATGTTCTAATTTAGAATAATCTAAAAATAGGTTTTTTGGTACTTTAAAGTTATCGGGTAAATATTTTATTGACGAATAGGATAAATCAATATTACCCTTAACTTCAAGAGTTTCAGGTAAAGTTTCAATTTCTTCACAATAAGATAAATCTAACTCCCCCCCAACATAAAGATTATCCGGTAAGGATTGAATTGGTGTTTCACTTAAATACAAATTTTCCCCAACATAAAGATTATCCGGTAAGGATTGAATTGGTGCTCCTTCTAAATTCAAACTTCCATTAATAATAACCTTATCGTATTGTTTATTAAAAAACCTTGTTAATTTCTTAGAATCATTTTTAAATACATTTTTAAGAATCGTTTTAAAATATTCTGGATTCTCATTAAAAATTCTTCTGTTATTTTCTTCCTCTTGCTCAAGAAGAACCTTTCTAACAATCCTATATAAATCTGATTCTGTTAATTTAATCTTTTTCATAACCATAAATATCATAAAAAAGCAAAATCCCCCAAGCTATAACCTGAGGGATTCTGATTTAATATAATTCTATTTTAGAAGGGTAATTCTCCGCTTGGTTCATCATCTTGACCATCCATAACAATGGTGCTCTCAGATGTAAGATTTTCAGCTTCTTCACCATAAACATAACCACCCTTTGCTGAATCCCAACGCGGTGTTTCTCCCCTTGCAATTGCTTCAAGATATTCAACCGGTTTTTTCGAATAGACATCCTCCCAAGTTAATTCATCTTCAACCCAAGCTTTCATTTGCTCTTTATTTTTGCTCAAAGCAGAAGGGTCTTCTTGCATAATTGTCTGAATTGTTGTATATTCCTTACCTTTCGGGGTTTTGGATTTGACAAGCTGAATAATCAAATCTCTACCTTCTTTTGGGTCAGTAATATCCCCCTTAGCTCTAAAGATGGGGATGATTTTATCCAAAATTCCTTCGTTCTTATAATTGTGTTTGAATCTCCAGAACTTAACACCATCACCTTCAGCATCTCTATCAACAACCTTTACAATATAGAACTTTCTGGATCTGTATTGCGCAGCAAGTTGTTTATCGGATTCTTTTCCGGTTGAATTTAATTCCTCAAAAATTTCATTTAAGGGTGAACGCTCATTGTCATTCTTACCGGGATCATAAAGTTTAACCCATTTACCACCAACTTGAACTTCGTGGAACCAAACTTCTTTGAAGGGAGAGCTTCCATCTTTTGTTGGAAGAATTCTGATTCTCCTTTGTCCATTTGATACTCCATTTGGAAGAAGACAAGCAAAATACTTTTTCATCTTCTCCTCCATAGACATTTTATTACCGTCTTTGGTTGTGTTTTTTTCATACTGCGATAAAATCGAATCTAATGTACTCATGTTTTTAATTGTTTTTAATTGTTAATTTGTTTGTCATTATCGACCGTTTTTAAATATAGGAAAGAAAAAAGGAAAAGACAAATGCTATCTTTTCCTTTCTTTTAAAATCTTAATTAAATTGTTTCGTCTTCTGTCGGTGGAATAAATGTGTTTTTAATTTCATTTGGTGTAAAATCTGTTACTTCATCAGATGTTAAAACATATTCATTTTTTCCAGATGCTTCCATTTCACTCTCTTTGTCGGTGAAGAAATCGGATAATTTTTGTGTGTAAGGACCGCTATCCAAACTTCTTAATTCAAGTTTTTCTTGGGGTGTTTTTTGACGATATTTTTCAATTTTCTGTTCAATATCATTTAATTTACCAACAATTCCATCCATTTCTGAAAGTTTGGTTTGCAATGTTTCCAATTGTGAAAATAAATTCTTGAAATATTCTTCTTGTTTTTGTTCTACATTTTTTTGTGACGTTACCAAATCGGTAATATCCAATTCTTCTGTGCTTGAAGTTTGTTCTTCTGATGCTCCACTAGCATCAATTTTTTCAACTTCAGGGTCTGTTTCAGGAACAACAGGAGTTGGTTCTGCTGTTATTGGTGACGATGGAATTGTAGCATCCGGTATAGCTTCTGGAGCGGGTGGAATTTCTTCTCCTTCTGGGGGAGGAATTGTAACATCTTGTTCAAAGATATATTTATTTATTGAATTATGTCTTTTTAATTCATTTAAGATTCTATCGTCCATTTTCATTTTATTAACCATTTAATAATTGTTTAATACCTGAAGGTGTTTCAACTTGAACTCTTTTATTTACACTCATAGTGTTGTCAATTCTTTCAATTAGACCGTCTTTCATTCTAACTGTATAGCAATCGCCTGTGTCTAAATCACAAACTTCATTGTAACCATTACCCATATCTTTTTGGGTAATTCTTGTCTTTTTGTTTAAATAACTATCTAAAGCTGATTGAATGTTCATTTTGTTTTTATTATATAAATATATGATTATGTGAAAAGATTCATAGAATTCATTAATGAAACCGATTGACCAAATTTATTTTTTAAACTTTGCGCCTTTTTTTCATTTGTTCTTACAAAATCTTCAAAATCAACTTGATTATTCTTGGGCCAATTTTGTACCCAATTCTTAAATAATGTATTTGTTAAAGTGTTTCCTGTAATTGTGTCATTTGTGTAAGATGATAAATCAATATTTCCCGTTAAATTCGTAAATTTATCTCTTAAGAATAAGATATTATTATCGACGGTTTCAAATGTTGGGTATGGTAATGTATATCCATCTATTCCTCTTAAACATAAATATTGTTTTTGGAAATATACGTTAGCGGATTCTGAATAAGAAATTATATTATCCTGAAGGTCTTTTAACGGCGCACCTCCAAAATTATTGTTCCACGCAATTACTTCTTGTCTATCGCCACCATCGAGATAAATTGTTGAAAATACCATTGCTCTAATTTTTTTGGTATTATCATCTGAACCAACCACTTTACTTTTTATGATAGAAATTATTTCTTGAATTGAGTATGAATTTCTAATTGCTTGACCCGCTTTTCTATATGTTGAGTATATTGTGTTTGTATTATCACCAAGAGTATAAATTGTACATCCTTCAGAAACAGGTGATTTATCTTTTGAAGTTTGAAGTTGTATTGAATTATTTGAGTTTATTTTGTTTGAACTTAAATCACCATCGGCTTGTGCTTTTTGTACGTCTGCTTTTATATCACTAAAAATTTTACTAAATAAATTAGTGTTTAGTGACGCTAATGAATTGTTGATTGTTGGTAATGAAAATACCGGCATTCTAACACCAGTAAACTGGGTTATAAATTCACCAGAATTTAAAATATGTTTTACACTTAAAATCATATAAGGACCGCTGAACATTGGTACATGTTTTAAATTAAAGTACATTGTTGGTTGGATTAATGCGTTACCCATTCCCATTACGGTACAAGTATATGATCTATTTCTATATTCAGTAAATAACGAAACGTTCTGTTGTGCAACAGACCTGCCAGCAGCTTGGTCAGCCATCATTTCATATATTTTAAATGTTTCTGATGTGTTTGAAGTATTTTCTTGACTTAAAGTTAATGTTTTAAACATACTTTGATTTCTAGTTCCAAAATCAACATTAAATCCAACACATCGATTTGAGAAATACCAATCCTTTTTATTAGCTAAACTTTCTCTATTTGTGTTATTTGATGGTCTTCCTAAATCAAATGCATCGGTTCTATAAAGATAGTTTGGATTATTTTTTAAATCTAAATGCTGACTTGGGATATCGGTGTAAAAACAAACTAATTTTGGTGATGAATTTCTATAATCTACATTTAAAAATGTACCAAATAAATCATTTGCAAAATCAAAAGATGATTCAATACTAGGATTATCTGTTAATTGTGGTGTTGTAACTCCGTAAAAATTAACGAATGCTGGTAAAGGCATCATAATAAATTTGTTTTCTTCAAGAATTGCGCTTATTAAATCAATAACCCTACCCTTTCCATCATATCTTGCTTTTATTCTATCTTTTAATTTAAAGATATCAACATAAACTAAATTACCTAAATCTCTACTTGCTCTATCTAAAAATAGAACATCCTCAAAAAGTGTTTTGTTTTTATAATCATTACCAGCAATCCATCTGTCATTAAAGGTCTTAAAATGTTGCCATAATTCAAGTTTACCTTGCTTATCATTAGAAGGGGGTATTCTATTTTCTTGTGAAACAGAACTTACATTTGGTAGTTGTTTTTGTAAAATGGTTATTGTTTTTTGTAAAATATTTGCTTCAAAACCATCAACATTATTAATTAAATAATCATATAATTTTTGTTTAAATTGTTCTTTATTTATTGGACCATTTAATTTTTGTGTACCATAAATTTGAATTAATGGGAAAAGATTTTCCACATTTTCTTTTGTAAATTCAACGTCAATATCAATGAAAAAATCTGTTAGTGTTGATCCGGTATCAGAATAATTCATACCCGAAATTGTGTAAAACCCAATATATTTCTTCATTGCGTTCCACGCATCAGGATTGTTTGTTTCTGATGCCGATAAGCTAATTTGTGGTGGTAATGTATTATTTATATAACCATTATAAGAATAAGGATCTACAACAGTTTTTGTGTTAAATGAATTAAAAATTCTTCTATTAAAATTAGATGGATTACCATATCTAAAATAGATATCATTATTTAATAAAAATGTGGTTATTGTTTGTGAGAACTTTTTTGTTTGATTTGACCAAACGTTATTAACAACAGATGTATTTACTGAAACATCATCAATAATTAATAAATTTGATAACAATAATTGAAAGTTTTTCAAATAAGAATTTGTACCTCTATTTTCTTCAGGAATATTTAAAGAGCTTTGTGAGAATTTTAAAAACTCCTCTTCAAATTTATCCAAAATTTCTTTTTTAAATGTTGGTATTAATTCATCTATTTTTGAATATGACGAGTTAATTGAAAATGGTGTTTGATTCTGTGCTTGAGTAAATATTTCTTTAAGATATTCGTCATAATTTGGTTTGATCGCTTGAGACTCGTCAAAATATCCATAGTTTGGTGCTGCCCAGAAAAGTCTAGCCGAACCATTAAAAAGTGATTGATTATTTAAAACTTCAACATTTAGTTGGTTTGAGTCACTAAAACACTCAAACTTAGATTGATTAGTTGTTGTACCAAACGATGGTAACACAATTGTTTTCTGTTTATTTTCATCTGAAAAATCACTTGAATCATTTGTTTTTAACAATACATCCCAATATTTTATAGAAATCGACCTACTAGGATTTAATAAATCAACCCCTTGTGCATAACTATTGACTTGATTTCGATTTAAAAACAAACTTTGGTTATCAATTTTTTCCTGTATTTCGGAATCTGAATATGTTTGAAAATATTCTTTATTTGTTAATAGATAATAAAAATCATTTATTAATTTAGGATAAAAACCCAAATTCATACTTGTAACGTTATTCCCAACGTTTTGTAAAACAATTGAATTTGTTTCACCACTAATTGATAGATTATATTGCCTTGTTGGGTTACTATTTACAGGGTCGAAATTTGTGAATGTATTTGCGTTAGTCCAAACATTGTTTATTAAATCATTTGTTCCGTTTGAATCAACATAATTTTTATATCTATGCCAAATAGATCCATATTTTAATATCCAAGCGTATGGCAGCTTATGCGTTGCACCAAATTTTTTAAATGATGAAATTAAGTAATCTAAGTTGTTAATAGAATTTTCATTTTGTGAAATATACTTTTCTTTGAGAGTTGAGAGCGGTAGTGAATTTAAAAAAAGGTACGCAGCCTCAGTAAATGGGTGTGGGTTATTATTTCTTAGTTTATCCGCAGCACTTTGTAGTGCATTAATCATAAAAGGTGTATTGAATATAGATGTAGTTTGATTGTTACCAACTGAACTAGGTGGAGAATTTTCATATGTTATAAGTCCTTCGGTTGGTAATAAATTATTATAATTATTATATCTATTTTGATAAAAAGTATTTAGTTCAATTGAGTTGTTATATGTGTTTGGCGGTGTCTGTAATGTAAAAGAAAAACTTGTTAATGGTCTTTTTATTTTGTCATTTTCATTAGTGTTAAAATTAGTAATATGTTTTTTTTCTGAATTAAACCCAATAACAGAAGATGTTTTAGTTAAATTAGTTATTGAACCTAATCCGGAACCATTTGCCAAATTTTGTCTTGCCCATTCAAGATTTACTATCGGATATATATCGGTAAAATCAATAACATTTGAATCCTGATTTAAAAACATAACTAATTTGTTAATACTTTCAACTTCAGAATTTGGTGATGGACCTGAAATTATATCGCTGGGTAATATATTAAAATCTTTTGTTTGTTCTGTTAATTCTCTTAAATATGGTGTGCTATATAAACCTCTAATATATAATTGCCAGCTTTCACCAATACCTTCATTTGATATTTGTTTCAAATAAGCATCAAAATTTTCTTGATTATCTATCTTAAAATTCTTTAATGCGGTAATAATCTGAGGATTATCTACACTTAATGATGTAAGTATATTATACGCCTCCATTTGAGCAATAACCTCAGTTATATCATTCGTTTGCTTATAATTTCTGTTAAGTTTATCAATTGTTGAAGCTACAATTAATCTTTCTTTTATTTCATAAAAGAATTTAACAAATTCTTTTGGACCATAAGACCTATTTGTTGTTGGAAATTCAATTGCATTAAGTGATAATCTATTTACACTATATTCTTCGTCTGAAGTAACATCGGAAGTATTGAACACAACATCTCTCTGTGTAAGACCTTTTATCATTTCTTCAACAAATTCAACTTCAGGCCAAATATCGTAATTATCTGCTTGTGTTTTTTCAATTAGTTCAGGATCAGCCGGATAAGCTAAAGGAAAACTAATTTTATTCTCAGTTTCTGTTTTTATAAAAAACTCAGGCCAAGGATATACCTGAATATCACCGTTAGTTTGATTTGGTTCTTGAGTTTTTGATACTAAATCTGTTGAATCAGAGCTAACATCGTCTTTACCATCGGAAAATAAAGCATCGTATCTAACTCTACTATATCTCTGATCAAAAGCATCTTTATGAACATCATCAAGTAACCTAAAAATACCTTCTACCGATGCAAATATAATTGCAAAAATATTTCTAATTGTTGGCTTAAAACCTAAACCTTCAGCAGATTCTAATTTTTTTTGTAAAATTGCGGTTAATTCTTTTTCAATTTGTTCTTCAATATTATTTGCTTTGGTTATCATTTGATTAATTTCCTTATTGAAGGAATTTTCACCATTAAAAACAAATATATTATTAATTACTATTTCTGTACTATTTTCAATATATATTGTGCTAGAAAAATCACCATAATTTTCTATAACACTTTCTTTACATTTTTCATTTATCTGTCGCCCAAATTTTCTTCTATAGGTTTCACACCAATCAATTTGGTTATCACTAATATTTTTATTTATTAAATCAACATTTAGGTTAAAATTAATTTGTGATTCTATTGTTTTACCATTAATAGTATACGTTCCATTTGGGCCTAATGTGCTATTTTTTGTCCAAACTTCTTTTAATTCTTCTATTAATTTAGTTAGTTCGGCTTTAGCATTTTCAATTTTTTGTAAATCACTACTAATTTCTTTTTTATATCTATAAGCTCTTACTTCTGGGTCATTTGTTTTTAGTTTGATTAAAATATAGTAATTTTCCAAATCCAAATATTTTCTGGACCAAGCTTCAAGATTTGTTGAGAATACTTTAGTTTGTAGGTTTTTAATACCTTCTTTATAATTTTTAATGTCGGTAAATGAATCAAATTTTTCGGTGCCTAATTGTGCTATTATATTTCTTTCAAAATTTTCAAGTTTAACCACTAATTGTGGTATCGATAATTCAGGAAAATCTTCAGGTATTAAGTCCTTGCTTTTATACTCAGAATATAATTCTCTTATTTTTTGATAGCCTTTACCAACAACAACATTTGTTACCGGCTTATCTGTTTGTCCAACAGAAATTCTTGCTGCATCTGAATTTTGGTTGGTTTCGGTTGTTGGTATTAACGTATAAGTTGTATTATACATGTTTGGTAACGCCAAAACAGAACCTATTTGTAAATCAGCTAATATTGTATACTTATATGAATAAAAAGTTAATCTAACAGTAAAATTACCATTTTGTGAATCTAATTCAGATGTGAATTTAGCTAAAATCAACTGATATCTGATTGCTTTTCCAAAATAACCTTTTAATGTTAAATAGAATGTTGGATATGGTAAATTAAAAAATACAGAATATGGGGATTCGTCACCTTTTTCAAAAAGGGTTCTTCCACCAACATCGACCAAATCTATTGTAACCACAGGTGTTTGAGATGCGTTATTATCAACAAGAATGTTAGTTATACCTAACGTTTGTGTATCTTTAACATTATCGATTTTTTGTTTTAAATAAAAAGCACTATTTGTATCAATTACCTGTCTTATTTGATTTGTACCTTCATTTTTTAAAGTATCTTTACCCGTAATTTCATCAGACCATTCTGTTGTAAAAAAACCTTCATTTCCGGGATTTAAAAAATTTATTGCGCCGAAATTATTTGTTGCTATTGTTACTGGTTGAACCGTATCGTCTTGGGCGGAACCTATATTAAATTTTGTGCGAGGAACAAAAATAGCTTCAAGATTTGCATACATAACTAAATCTTCTTGCTTAACAAGTCGTTCTTGCGATTTTCCATTATCACCAATTACTTTATTTGGGTCAATTAAAACAATATTGTCATAATCAACCTCAACTAATATTTTTTCGTTATCTACCATAATAGAAGAAGTAGTTTTCTAACTGTGAATTATAATCTTGTAGAGAAGTTACCAATGGAAATGGGATTGTCAATACTGATCCATCCGGTATATTACTTTCAAGTCCACCAAATTTTGGATTTGCTGATAATATTAACCAAGTAAATAATGGCGAACCATAATATTCAAATGAAACCTTATCTAAACGACTAACGTTCTCTTTATATATGTATTGTTTATCTGAATTTTTTTCTGGAATAGATATAAATGGTACAACAGTTTGTTGACCATTAATTAAAAAATTTTTATATCTATCGTAGTACCTATACATGCTTATAAAAATTTGTATTTTCCATTATATGTATTATTTGAACCACTATTTTCTTCATCATAAAGTTTAATTAATTTATTTCTTTCTGATGTTGATGCCTTTGCGACCTCAAACTCAACAGTTCTTTCTGTTGGTGTGCTATCAAGTGGAATAAATTTAGTGTATTGAGGATTGTCTTGTTTAAAATCATTAATTAATTTAATCTCAGAATCAAATTCTTCTTTATAACTATTATTTTTTAAAGTATTATAATAACCTATAATTGAATCACTAACATCTTCACTAATGTCTTTTGTTATTTTGTTTAAAAATTCATCAGTATTATTTAATAATTTTTGACAAATAATCATATATTCTGTTTTAACCTCATCTTCTAGCGTATTAAAATCATTGTTTGCCGGAACAAATATGTTATTTATATAAGAATTAAATAATAATTTTTTCTCAACTAGCATTTGTTGGAAGGTATTTGCTGATGTTGCAATAATTCCATAATCTTTAACCATTATAATAAATTTCTCATTATTTGATGCTAGTTTATATATTTTAACATCACCATTTCCCTGTATTAATCCATCAGCCTTTTCATCAATTAAATAATTAATTTTTTCAACGGTAAAAATTAAATTTTCTTGTGCTGTGGTTAAATCATTAATTGTGTTATTTAAATTATCGGTAAATGAATTTCTTAACTCATTCAAATAATTTTCATAATTTCTCTTAAATATTCTTTTTTCGGCATTAGTTGTGTAAGCACTAAAACTATTAAAAACGGGATTATTTTCATTTTTAATATCAGAAATGACCGATTTAAATAATTTATCAATATTATCTTGTATTTTATTTGATTTACCAACAATTTCCACATTAGTCGCTCCAAAATTACCTGTGGTATATTTTCTATTATCAGAAATCAATTGTAGAATTCCATAATTATAATTATTAATTATTCCTTCAAATCCATTTATAGTTGCATTAAAATATGTTTGAGACTCTGAAATTAATGTGTCCATAATCTTAATATAGCTAGTAGTACCCGTCTCACTAGTACTTGTTTGAACGCTATTAATTATTTCTCCAATTGTATTACCACCATTATTCGTTATATTATTAACTGTTGCTTTTGGTGGTTCAACCTGAGCTAATATCGCATCAAGAACTTGACGGTCAAATTTTTTCGTATCTTCGGTTGCAATCGCTCTTTCATCATACATTTCAGTATTCGCATAATAATTGAATGATAACGCATTCTGCAATCTTTGTACAGGTTCTCTTAGTCCATGACCACCAATAAAATTAAAGCTCATGGTAACTGTCGCAATCATGGGTTGGACACCAATGCCTTCTGGATTAATATCTAAATTTTCATATTTTAAACTTAAACTAGTTGGTATTATTTTAGTATTAAAGAAATCTCCAACTCGTAAAACAAGAACAGGTGGAGCACCAAATGATGTATTTAATGCGTCAGTTGTTTTTGGTTGACCGTCAGCACCAATAGTTGGGATTGTTTCTCCGGGTCTCATACATTGTTGCAAAAATGTTAATCTAGAATTTAATCCCTCAGGTGTTATACTATGAAATGCTGGTTGGAAATATTTAATTTTCTGACTTATTGAGTCATACAACATTGGGTCATCTTCTTTTATCATTTCGAAATAATCACATTCTGAAAGAAGATTTCTCAATAATCTTTTTGAAATACCTGTTATTGATTGCTCAGATAATGTTGGTTGTTGTGTTGTTGCGGGTTGTGCTACTGGTGTTTCATTTTCAGTAACAGTATTTGATTCCGGTGTTATTTCCGTAATAATACTTTTAATTCTAATACTATTACACGCCATTTTATTAGTTTCAGTTTGTGGTTCCTCAGGATTTAAGCAATTAAAACTGTTGGTATTAGTTGATGCAATATCTGAAAGACTTGATAATGTTGTAATAATTACTTTATTATTATTTATATAATCTCTTAAGGTTTTTTCCTCATTACCTGATGGTAAAACTCTTTGAGTTAAATAAGTTTTAATTGTACTAACTTTGTTTGAGGGTGTTGAACCAGCAATCTGTTCAGAACTAATATCTAATGAACGATTTGGTGGGTATATAGAAGCTTCAAAATTTAATTTAACAACACTGACACCTTTATTTTTTATTGCGTCATATACCGTCTCTATTAAACTATCAAGGTTATTTAGTGTTGGCTCAACTTCAGTTTCAATAAAAGTTTTTGCTAAATTATCTGATACGTAATTATTTTGCTTCTGCGTAATATACTCATTATAATAAATTTCATAACTAGTATTAGCTAAAACCCCTTGTGAGTTATCTAATACAGGGAAATAAAACATCGTTTCATTAAAACTATCAATTGACCCACTTGTTGATGTACTTGAGGGGTCTTGTGCTCCAGCATCAGTTACCGTATTTTGTCGATATGCTTCACGAACATCTTCTTCCGAAGAATTCGGATTATTAATTACATTTTGTAAAAGTTCTAATTCAGAAATTGGGATTGATGGGTATTTCGCAGCTAATTCATAAAGATCATACTTTTTACAACCAGCAAAAAATGAATCAATAATTGAATTAACTTTTTCCTTACTAGTTTCTTTGCTTAAAACTTTATTTGTTATAACGTTAAGTACAGATGGATGGTCAACAATTATTTTCCAACTTAAAGAACCACTTCTTGATGTACTTTTGTACGTATAAATCGGTTCAGGTCTACCCAAGAATACGTGAGTTGCAAAATCTGGTCTTGAATCTTCATTAAAAGTTAATTCATATGGTGGAAACCACATTATTCTTCCACCATTCGGTCCTCTTTCGCAAATTGGTAAATCTTGAACTCTAAAACCGGGTTTTGATGATGTTCTCCAAGCTAAATTCTCAAGTGAGAACATATATTTTTTAACTTTACCATCATTAGCATTTGCTGAAGAATCATTTAAAATATTGGTACTACCATTACCTTTAAATGGTGCAATATTCAAATTAAACGTATTATTTAATACTGAATTTTCAAACTTTCTAATATTACCATCGGTCTTTTGTAAATCAGCATACGTTAAATATGGTGTATCTTTGGTAAAGATTCTGCAATATTCTTGACCCTTTTCAATTCCATTTTCGTTAATATAACTGATTACTTTTGAACCTTTTGTTATTTCTTTATAACCATCATTAAATATTTTTGAAACTTGGTCAATAGCATTACCAGCATGTGAATATCTATTCGCATTAGGTGGTTGTGAATCAATTAGTTTTTGTGTATTATAAAGAATGCTTCCCTCTTTAAAATCATAATTTGTTGATTTTGTTGATTCATATTGTGAACTTATCGCATTAAATTCATCATCATTTTTAACAATATCACCACCGGGACCAACTTTAAATCCAGCATTACCGCTGAATTTTTGTGAGTTCCAAGACATACCACCATTAATTCCACCACTATCAATAACCGTTTTACCAGCTAAACCAATTTTTAAATTATTATCGGTACCTTCAAAATCTTTAGCTAATAATTCGGGACCATAAACCAACGCATCAATTTGTTTTCCACTTGAATCCAACGGAATTTGACCCGGAGGTGATGAAATATAGCTTGGGTCTCTATCCTGACTTCCAACATAATAATTTCCAGCGGGAAACTGAATACCCAACAATCTCGATACAAAACCAACAGGATTTTGTGCTGAATTTGTTACATAAAAAGGTCTATACTTATTAAATTCTAAGTTATTTGATAATTGTTTCTTTTGTCCAGCACTAGTGTTATCCAAAAATAACTGAGAAGGTGTTCTACCTCTTCTACCGCCCAATCCAAATAAACCACCAATATAATCTATTGTTCGACCAATAAATGTCGTATTGTTGTTTTCTGTTCTATTAGCTTCTTCAAAATAATCACCCGGAATTGTTGAAGCTGGATAATATAACCCTTGTAATCTAGCTAAGAAATCCGCACCCCTTCCAAGTAAACTCTGTGGTACGGTAATTTGATAATTTCTTTCAATTAAAGGTACATTACCATTTAAAATTGCAATCCAATCTGTCGGATCGCTAAGAGCATCAATAAAATTCAATCTACCGATTGTTTCGGTATATAAATTTTGTTGTACTCGATATTGCATCATGGTTCTGAATGAATTAGCACTATTTTGTGCTAAAACTGAATCATCACTTAAAGAACCATTATTCCCAACAGGGAACGGATTTATAAATAATTCAAATGGTGAATAAAATGATGGTCTAAAACTAGGGGGATCCCAATAAGGTAAATAAGGTGAATATAACCACTTAGGTGATGGTTGGGGAAATTTAACATCTGTTGTATAAACAAAATTATAATTCTCACCGACCACACCAGCAACTGGTGAATATATGTTATTAAGACCTAAGTTAGATAGAAAACTTTTGCTAAATTCTAATAGGTCAGCATCATTGTTACCATACGGTCCCTCATTTGAACCAATGCTAACAGTACCTATTGATGCTATATCCGTTGTATAACCACCATCTGGACCGTATTTATTTGAAGCGTATTGTCCACTAATTAAAATACCATCGTCGATTAAATTATCAGGTGAATCAATAACATTAAAATCATTTTGCTGATATTCATAAGCATTTGGGGGAGGTGGAGAAGAAAATTGACCTTCTTTATTATAGGAAGGTAAATTTCTATTCAACAACTTATTTCTTAAAAATTCAGTAGCTTCAAATGTTAATTGACTTGGCATATTATCACTTTCTCAATAAATAGATGAGTTTTAAAATTTTATGCACGACCACCTAATATTGGTCTACCCATTGTGTTGTAGTCAGATGTCATAGCTTTACCAACCATGTCGATTATTTTATCTCTAACAACATTATCTTGTAACGCCATCTCTATTGATTTTCCATCACCTTCTAATTTAACAATAAATGGGTCAAATTTTACTCTTAATTCCTTTTCTTCAATCCTATTATTTTCAGCGGTTCTTGGTGTTTCTAAGTTTGCTAAATCTCTGTTTAAAACAGGTTGTACTGAGGTTAATGCTTGAGTATTATTTGTTTGATTATTTAGAATATTTGTTATATCTGCACCACCGGGGGGGAGATTTGTTCCACCGACAACTTTTATTGTATCTTCTGGTAATGTTCTAATTACGAAATCTTCAGCGGGAACTTCACTAGAGGGGGTTGCTTGTGACCCAGTTACTCCAACACTTTGTATTTGATTTTCTGCTGCTTGTGTTATTCCTGCTTGGGGGGATGGTTGATTTGGTATTGGGGATTGTGTTGTTTCGTTAATAGAAGTATTAAACGTTTCTTTAATTTTAGCACCAAATTCATTAACAACCTCCTTTATAACACCACTTAGTCCCATATAAATATTTTTATCACCTAACACTTCGCTTAAATTTTCAGGTATTTTGGATAATCCTTCGCTAAAACTACTTTGGAATCTATTAAAGGCATCTTCAAACCCAATTTCTCCAATAGAAGAAAGATTTCCGAACACTTTTTTAATTTCTTCCACATTACCAGATTTTAATGCATTTACAACATCATCTAATGACCCGCCAAATTCTTTTGTAAATCTATCAACTTCTTCTCTAATTTTAGCATCTTTAAATGCTTTTGTAATAACTTCCCCGCCCGACTCAAACATTCCCCTAGCTAATCGCTCAGTATCTAACTGAGCTTTTGTCGCAGCAACCGCTGCTCCGGGAGTTTTTAACATTGCAGCAACATTGTTATTTATAGAACTCACGTAATCAAGTTGCTGAAATGCCGCTTCTTCTAAAGATTCCGGTCTTTGTTGTAATATTTTAATATCTTCATCACTTAATGATGTTACTGCTTTTGTTTCACCACCAACTTTTACTTCGAACTGTTGTGTTTCTTTATTAAACTCAGCTAAATTTGAAATCATCATTCTATCTTCTTCCGAGACACCAAGACCTTCAAAATCGCCAGCCATTGCATTAAATTTAGCTTGCTGGCTTACCATTTTATTCATTTGTTCAGGTCCAAGTTTTAAAATGTCTCCCATTTCTTTCAACTGCATTCTAGCCGATGGTGGAATTTCTAATTTACCTGTTTCTCTATTAAATGTACCTAAATTACTAACAGATTTACCAATTTCCTCCGTTAAACCTTCCATATCACTTTGAGCCATATACATAAGTTTAAAAGGATCTTGTAATCCACTAACAGTAACGCCCAATCTTTGGAATGCTGCAACAGCATCAATCGCACCTTGTGGGTTCATTACGCTATCCGCAAATTCAACAACTTTCTCAAAACTAATTCCCATAATCGCTGTCTGTGCCGCCATTCTTGAAATACCTTCAACACCATTTTCAAACCTATATTGGTTCGTTGTTTGCATTGTTTTTTCAATATCCGCAAAAATCTTACTAGCATTAACACCATAATCACCAGCAACTTGACCAGCAACTTCCAATTCATCAATCATACCAGAAACAGATTGTGCTGAATCTCTAAAACTTGCAGCTATAGCAGCGCCATTAGCCCCAAGTTTATCTAAAACACCAATATTTTTTAATGCATCAGAACTTAAAACAACATTTGTTTGAATCTTTTCTGTGAATTTTTCCTGCATACCACCAATTTGTGATACTTCAAACCCAAGTCTAGTTAAATCTGGTATTGATTTTGCAATTTCCTGACTAATACTTTCATAATTTTTTAACCCAGTGCCAAATTCAGCAGCAGCATTTGTTGCCGCATTTCTAATATCGACAAAAACACCTGAAGTAATTTTATCTAAGTTAATAAATCCTTCTGCAATTTTATTAATACCTAAAGAAATAGCTTCAAATGGATTTGAAGTATCTTGACCTACATCACCTAAACGACCAAATGATGCTTTTCTTTCTGAGCGTTGTAATCTTGTTTTAAGAACTTCAACTTCTTCTTCTAACTCATCTATTCTTTTTAGTAAATCATCTTGACTTGCCATTGAGGTACTTTTTATAATAAATAGAAGTTATTTTATTTTTTAGTATATTCCTCAATCAATTTATCAATTAAATAACGTCGAATGAATATTGGCATGGATAAGTAAGAACTATAATCCAAATTCAAATACTTCGCCAAATAATAATATTCGTCAAGTGACGATTTTCTATACTCAGAAGAAAGGACGAAAAAACTCCGGTCCAAAATTAATTTGGACATTTATCCTCTCTCCGGAAGGACAAACAATTTCTTTTTCTAAATCCAATCTTGGTTCATTTCTTAACATAAAATTTCTGATATATTTCGAATCCATAATTGGAAGAGTTTCTATTGCTTTTGAAATACTACCAAGGTCTCTATCACCATTTATTTCAACAATTTGTTTTTGTAGTCTCCACGTTACAATCGGCGCTGTCCTATTCTTTGGATAATTTTCAGCATTTTTATCGATTTCATTTCTTTCTCGATATGTTAAAGGTTTTAATTTAACAACCGAATTTGATTTTGGTAATGTTGTTGTGTATAAACCATTTTCATCTGGTTCTACTTCAGGTGTGATTGACTCTAATGAATCTAAAACTATTACGCTATCAAATTTTTTACCTGTTTTTGGATCTGTAGCAGTTATATTATATTCAGGAGTAAATGAAGTATTTCTTAAAAAGATTAGAATTGCTTCAATATCACCGTTTAGCAAATCTTCAGGTCTTAAGTCTGGTTCATAAATTTTTGAACGTAGAAGGTTAATAATCAAATCATTATTATTTGTTGATAACAACATATTTTCATCCGCAGCGGTCAAATAACCAACCTTAACAGACTTTTTCTTATTCTTATAAAAAATACCTTTTGACGGTAATAATACAACATCGTGAGGTAAATTAAAATTCATTTGACCGTATTGAGCATCTAGATTTTCCATTATTATAATAGTTTAAACATAAAAATAATTATAATTTTTTTTTAATCAATAGTTTAATTCCCATCTTATCGCACCACAGTCATAAATTCTATAGATACTCCTATCTAACATTATTTGATGTTCTGTTTTATTTGAATCAAAACCTTCTTTAATTAAAATGGATTTCCTAAAATTAAAACGATAATGCCTAATACCATTAATAACATACCAATAACTTGGTGGTGATTGTGATATTCTTGTAAATCCTATTTTTTCATATAAACTACCATTAAAAAGTCTAATATCTGAATAAGACACAATTTTCTTTGGATTATAGTTTTTTATAAAATAATTTAATAATTTTGATGCCGCTCCGATAACATTTGTATTTAAAATATTACAAAATCTAACCAACTCCCATTCATCGTCTTTTCCACCCATTATAATTCTACCTTTTGAAAAGGTCATAATTGAAACTAATTTTTCACCATTAAATAAACCTAATTTTACTAATGATTTAGTTTCACCTTGAATATGATTTTCATTTAAAAAATCACTAGTAACCTTTGAGGTTAATTCTTTTATGTAACATTTTCTAGCATAGATTTTTTCATCAACTAATCCTAATCTATTTTTAATTATAGATTTAACAATTTCTTTTTTACCATTCCATTCATCCTCAAATATGTGAAGCAATTCAATTCCATCATTTTCAGCACTTTTTGTTTTGCTTAAATGAAAATTCTTATCTTTAAAGAGTTCGTTGTGCCAATAAACACCATTTAACTCAATCCCTAAGTTTTTTGATGGTACAAAAATGTCGATTTCAGTTTTGTCTTTTGTTTTAAATGTTTGAATTGTTTCAATATTTAAACTTCTTACAAAATCATTAATTTCTTGTTCCTTGCTTGAAATGAAACATTGACCAAGTTTATTACAATTTGTGCAGACAATATTGTTATCACGAATTCTTTCATAAAAAACTTGTTTATGAATTTCATAATTATCACCACATTTTTCACAAAAAACAGTTAATTGTGTACCATCAATATTGATTATATTATAATTTGGATATAAATCTCTATATTTTTGATGAATTTTGTTTTTAAATTCAGTTGTTTTTGCAAAATTATCTATACCGTATTTTTTAATACATGTTTCTTTATATTTTTTAGAGTTACTAATATTTTCTCTACCATATTTTAATAATTTTGTTTTTAGCATTTTTTCAGCATTAACAAAATTTTCATCACCATAACGTTCTAATTTTGTTTGTTTTTGTTTCTTTACAAAGTCTTGGTGTTGAGGATAAAAATCAATTCCATACTTTTCATTGAAGGTATTTTTTTGTCGTTTAAGCATTTCATCTTTATTTGTATTAATACAAATTAATGAACAAAATTCTCCGTATGGATTATCGAATCGTTCTCTAAATTTAAGTTCTTTAGAACATGTTACACATTTTGGTCTTTCAGATAATTGGTTAAAATAAAACCAAATTTTTTCTTTGAAAGAAAGGTTTAAATCTATTTTAGAAGAATAACTAATAATTTCATCATAAACTTCTGGATGATTTTTAGAAAACCAACCTTCTCTTGTTTTATAACCCGATTTATTATCTGTTGTGAAAAAAGAAAATTCCATATATCTATACTTTTCATATAAATATATGGAATTTAATTTTGGTTGTAAAGGATATACTTAATTTTTAGTATACCAATATGCAACGATCCGGTCTAAGCGTAGCATTAATTGTTGCTAAACCATCCTGACCATAGTTCAAATCTTGGAAATCAACACCAGATAAGAACGTCCCTTGTAAAATCCATTTTTCAACCACAACTCCCGTAGGATCAAGGAGTTCCAAGTCAATATCTTTCTTGTAACCGGCTGCGTAACCCATTCTACCTGTGACTGATTCTGCATGTAAACGAACCCACTCCATAAGAGCTTGCGCTGCTGAAGGTCCAATAGGATCTCTAAATGTTACGTTAATTGTATCCCAATTGAATTTACCAGCAACATAAGTTTCGGTATTTAAAAAAGGAATAGTAACAGCATTAATTTTAATTGAAGGTCTTTTTGTTGACTCAACGTACCATTCATTAATACCTAATGAAGATGGAAAACGTAAAATAAATCTATTCTTCCTTTTAGGTTCATAAGGTAAGGGCATTTTCATAAGTAAGTCTGCCATGTTCTATAATTTTTAATTTTTTTATTTCTTATCTATAAATACTATAACTTTTAAAAAATTTTCTATTTACTTTTGTTTTTTAAAAATTATTCTCTCTATAGAAGTTCTATTATATAAATATATTATATTAATATTTTTCTTTCTTACCTGTACCAGTATAATAAGTTTTTATATCAGGTTCGTTTTTAAAATGTGATTTTATTGTTGAAATGTTCTTTAAATCATCATCTGAAAAACCAATTACAGGAATAAAATAGTTTTTAACATCATTTTTTAAGTATGCTTTTTGGTTTAGTTGCGCAGACATTTCTTTCACATAATTTGAAAATTCTTTTAATGCAACAACTTTAGCATTTTCAGGATTAAGTTCATTTTCGTTTCCATAAGTTACCGGATAAAAACGACATAGATTTAAATACTCTCTTATTAGTTCGATATCATTTAAATCTTTTTCATCTGAAATATTTCTATATTTTCTTAAATTTTTAACCAATTCTTTTCTATCTATTCCGTTGAAATCGGAAATAATATAATTATAAACACCCTGCTTTAAAATTTCAGGTGAATGTCCCCTCGCTGTAATAATCGCAAATATTGATCCCCCATTTATGCTTTCAACGAAATCATTCCAAGATGGTCCGGGTTTTGCAAGCATCGCATCAATTAAGAAATTTTTATCACCAGATGTTTTAAAATTCTTAAATGCATCATCAGCGAATCCAACGATTGTTTTTCCTCCGTATTCAAATTCTTCTTTACCAATCATTGACCTATATTTTGCATAATCATCTGTGGTCATTCCAACCTCATTTCCATTATTATCCATAAGATAAATTCTGGTTGGCATTTTAACGATGTTATCATCCCAATCAAAAGCATAATACTTTAAAATTGGTGAACCCAACTCAGACATTTGCTCGGTTAACTTAAAAAGTTTTTGTTTCATATCTATAAATATTTTGAAATTTGATATTTTAGTTTTAGCTTTGCGGTAATCAAATTTAATACAATGATACAAATATTTTCAATTATAACAATTTTTTTGTTTGTTTTATTTACTTTAATTGCTTGGTTACCAACAAAATTTGACATTCAAAACAAAAAATACTATATTTTTTCATCATATGTTATAATTGCATTTTTTATTAGTATGATGGTGTTATTGTATTTATTAATTAATAATTTTATATAAACATGAAAATAAAAGAACTCATAGAAATACTATCAAAAGTTAATCCAGAACTTCATGTTTTTATTAAAGGATATGAAGGTGGTTATAACTATTGTACCGGAATTAAAGAAATCACCGTTGGTCTAAATGTATATCATGAAGAATGGATGGGAAAACATGAGGATGCAACAAAACAAGATGTTGTTGATACAAGTGATTATGAATTAATTGAAGGAATAACTTTTAAACCCGACCCACATAATGATTAAAATTGAATGTTTTTTTGAAGGTGGACCTTTTTATTGGTTACCCATTGGTTTTTTTGAAAAAAATGATACCTTTGAGTATGTTGTTATTGAATGGGGATTTTGGTCCTTTTTAAGTTATAAAATTAAATAATATGGAAAAAACAGAAATTTTTATTTGTGAATGTGGTTCACTTGAACATACATACGCATTTTGGTATGATGAAGAATTTAATGATGTTCATTTTATGCCGCACTTACAACAACATCGTAACTTTTTTAAACGAATTGGTGTTGCAATAAAATATATTTTTGGATATAAATCAAGATATGGTGATTTTGATTCAATGATTATTAATCCTAATGATATAAAAAAAATTAAACGTTATTTTGATATGAGTGAAACATCTGTATTTTTAGAACAAAACCCAAAAATTCTTGAGATGGGTATTGATACATTCGGTAATAAAAAAGAACTTAATGAATGGTTATTAAGTACGACACCGTATTCTAAAGCAAATGGTGGTCGGGTCATTGATATGAAACCTGAAGAAATTATAAACGAAATTGGTAGAATTGAACATGGAACCTACTAAACTTAAAATTAAATAATATGGATTATAAAATTGGAGATAAAACACCAGACGGGTGGGAAATTACATCAGTTTATCATAAACCAATTTATACATTTAGAAAGCGAATTAAGATTACTAACAATCATAAAAATTATAATGGTATGTTAGGTTATTATTATCTTGATTCTAGATTTAAATGGGTAGAACTTGATGATGGGAGTAGAATTAAATTACTTGAATCTGAATTTGAATATATCGATTAAATGATTAAAACAAGAATAATAAACGGTTTATGTATATACGGAAAAATTTCATTCTTTAAAAGAAAATATATTGATTTGCAGCTATTAGCAAAAAATCGTTCATTTTCTGATGGTATAACTTTTTTTAATCTAAAATTTTCCTTAGATTTGTGGAAAATGAAACCATGCCCAAAATTTGAAATGCAATTTACAATTTTAAACATATATAATCATTTTATAATTCACTCTTAAAATGGGCGTATATGAATACATTAATTATTAATAAGAAATGAACAATAAAGTAGAATTACTTGGTTACTATGGTGATGATTTAACACACGCTTGTTCAGCGTGGACATCTACCTCGCGTGAATTGACACCTGAAAAATTAGAACGTGTACCTAAATTATTAACAATGTTAGCAAAAGAAGGTCATCACACTCCTTTTGAAAAATCTAGCTTACATTTTCTAGTTACAGTCGATCAAGCAACACATATTCATGTATTGAAGCACCGAATAGGTGTAAGTGTTAATGGTGAAAGTGCTCGTTATAAAGAGTTGAAGGAAGATAAGACGTATCTACCTAAAGATTGGAAAGGAATTGAAATTTCTCAGGGTCACGCCAATGAGTTTTTTTATGATAACGATGGTAATATCAATAGTTGGTTTGAAGCATTAAAATCTTATACTGATTTAGGTAACGCTCTCTATCACGAATGTTTGTCTGATTTAACACCCATCTTAGGTAGAAAAAGAGCAAAAGAGTCTGCTAGATTCTTTAAAACATTCAATTCACAAATCACAATGGATATTATGTTTAACTGGAGAAGTTTTGCACACTTCCAACAACTACGCAATAGCGAACATGCTCAGGTTGAAGTAAGAGAACTTACACAAGAAATGCTGGACTTAGTTAAAAATATCGAAGGTAATCCATTTAAACATACAATTGAAGCATTTGGATATTAAAATGAAAGAAAAATTTAAACTAATACCGAATAAGGAGGAAGAACCAACTCACTATAAGATTTATTTTAATGAAAGCGCCTATGTTGGTGAGTTTCAGATGCTTGAGGATGGTTTCTTTTATTATGATGCACCAAGAAGAGGCGGTTTTTTAAGTGAATATGATTTAGAAATGATATTAAAATTATTAACTGAACTTAACCAACCTTGGAAAGATTTTATTGATGAAGATTTTAAAAGGATGGAAGAAATGGGTTATAAGAATAGTAGTGTACCGAATGAATTTGATGAAGATTTACCTTTTTAATTAATTAAAAAAAATGAAATATATTTATGTTATTTATGAACCCGATTATATTGATGGTTATGTTAATTTACGATACACCGTGGAAGAACGGTGGTTTGATAGATTTATTGAAAAACAATTAGAACACCTATCTATACAGTTTGATAATAAACTTCAAGAGCGCAGTAAACTTATAGTTGAAATAACACAACCAAAAACAAAAATACATAATCACAAAAATTTAGGTTATGTGTGTAAATATACATATAGGTATGGGGCTGATAATAAAAAAATATCAGAAGATATGTTATA